ATACCAGGGAGACTAATTTTATGTATATGTATAAGTGACTTTAGGGCACCAACCAAAGTTATATTTTTTATAAATCGCTACCTTAGGGGGCACAAAACAAAATAAAATGACACACGTAAATCTTTTTGATCAGGGGTTTGCTTCACCTCTGGATGTTCTTGTAAAGAACTTTTTCGACAAAGAAGCAATTTTTGATAAACCATCACGCCAAAGCGTTACACATCCAATTGATGTGTTTGAAGATGAAAACGGCCTTACTTTTGAAATCGCATGTGTAGGCCTAGATAAGAAGGATGTAAAAATTAGTATTGAATCAGACATCCTTAAAGTATCCTATGATAAAGGATCCAACCAAGAATCAACCCCAGAAAAGCGCTACTACCATACTGGTGTAAGAAAAAGCAGCTTTAATTTGGGATGGAAAGTAGCTCGCCGATTTAACCTTGCTAAAGCAAATGCTGAAATGGTTAACGGATTGCTCTGTATTCAAATCCCACTCGCGAACGAAGCGAAACCAAAAACTTTGACAATTAAGTAATCAAAGGTTGGTGCCCTGAGGACTTCTTCGTATATTTACACGTATTAAAAAATTTAAAAGTTATGGAGTTTATTAAAGACCCGGCGCTCGGCCAATACTTTATCCAAATTGATGATCTGAACTATTCAGTGTTTCAAAAAATTGTTCCCGATAGTGGAATCCCCTATGATTCATGTGTAGGTCACTTTAGTAATTTGAGTAAAGCACTTGAACGAATTGCTGAACATAAGGTGCGCCAGCAATCTTATGACACTATTAAAGAGTATATTGAAGAATTGAATAATATTAAAAACGAATTAAAAAATCTTGTATAATGAATGTAAAAGCACTGTTTAATGCAGTAATCGTCAAGCAAATTGAGCAAGACGAAAGCACATACGGCAATATTGTCGTCCCAGATATGGGTAAAGAAAAAAATCTTCGTGGAGAAGTAATGTCTGTTGGTCCTGGTTATTATTCGGCTATGGGTAATTTTATTGAAACTACTGTAAAAGTAGGAGATGAAGTACTCCTCCCATCAATGGGTGCTACAAAAATAGACTATGATGGGGAAGAATATTTGATGATTGAAGAAAACAAAATCTTAGGAATTGTAGAAAAATGAGCAAAGTAACAATTGTAAATTACGGAGACGACTCCCGTAAAAAGTTGATTGACGGAGTTAATCAACTTGCAGATGCAGTCGTAACTACTTTGGGTCCTAATGGACGAAATGTAGTAATTCAAAACGAGCAAGGTGTTCCCCAAAGCACTAAAGATGGTGTAACTGTAGCCAAAGCTATTGAACTTGAGGACACTGTTGAAAACACAGGTGCTCAAATGGTTAAACAAGCTGCCATTCGTACTGCTGAACAAGCAGGTGATGGTACTACTACTTCAACTTTGTTGGCCCGTGAAATTGTAAACGCAGGACGTCGTTATAGTGATAAGGGCCACAACATTGTAGAAATTAAACGTGGTATTGATAAATGTGTAAAAGCATATGTCAATAACCTTCGTGCCCAATCACAAGATATCTCCAGTGAAGACCAACTTCGTCAAGTAGCTACCATTTCAGCAAATAATGATATTGAAGTTGGTGAGTTGATTGCTACTGCAATGGAAAAGGTAGGACGTGATGGTGTAGTTACTATTGAAGAATCACGTACAGGTGAAACTTATCTTGAAACAGTAGAAGGTTTGCAGTTTGATCGTGGGTTTAAGTCACCTTATTTTGTGACTAATAACGACACTATGACTTCTACTCTTAAAGATGCTATGATTTTGTTTTACAATGGTAGAATTACTACTGTAAAAGAATTGTTGCCTTTGCTTGAAAATCTTTCTTCACAAGGTAAATCACTTCTTATTGTTGCTGAAGATATTGATGGTGAAGCACTCGCTACTCTTATTGTAAACAAAATGAGAGGTATTTTGAATGTTTGTGCTGTTAAAGCCCCTGATTTTGGTGATCGTCGTACTTTGCTTATGAATGACATGGCTACACTTACTGGTGGTCAGGTTGTTGATAAAGATAAAGGTATGAAGCTCGATAAGTTTGATCTTAATTGGTTGGGCCAATGCCGTACAGTTACTATTTCTAAAGAGCAAACAACAATTGTTGATGGTGCTGGAGAAGAAGAGGCTATTGAGCGTTTGTGTACCGAACTTCAGTCTCAAATTGAAAACTCAACTTCACCATTTGAAACCGAAAAACTTCAAGAACGCCTTGCTAAGTTAGTTGGTGGTGTAGCCGTAATTCATGTTGGTGGTAACACCGAAACCGAAATGCGTGAAAAGAAAGATCGTGTAGATGATGCTCTCCAAGCTACAAAAGCAGCAATTGAAGAGGGAATTATCCCTGGTGGTGGTGTAGCATTGCTTAGAGCAAGTATTGATACTGAATGCTCCCCAGAAAACGATGATCAAAAATTAGGTTGTAATATTATGTTTAATGCTTTACGTAAACCATTTCAACAAATTTTGTTGAATGCTGGGCGTGAAGATGTTCATAGTGTTGAACATACTGTCCAACTTGCTGAAAATAAAAATATAGGTTATAATATTAAAACTGGTAAGTGTGAAGATTTCCTCGAAGCAGGAATTATTGATCCTACCAAGGTTACGCGTTGTGCTCTTGAAAATGCTGCCTCAATTGCAAGTACTATTCTATTAACTGAATGTACTGTAGTTAATAAACCTCAAGAAAATAAAGAAGAGGTTGGAGGTATGCCTGGAATGTTTTAAATTTAAGCAATGTCAGAATTTCAAACAGTAGAGAACAAACAGTTGATCGCAGAAAGAGTTCCACCTGGAGACAGGTGGGCTCTTACTGCAGATCCCTCTAGGAAAGTACATGAGTCACTTACTGATTCATTAGAAGCATATTTTCAACAAACCCAATTTAATGCTGCTTTTTATCTAGATCCATTAGGTGGTAAATTGTATGCTGTTAAGAGGGAGGAAGTAGAAGTTCAACCTGAACCTATTAAAGAATTTAGTTTTTACGGAGAATTTAGACAAGGAGTATGATTGAGAATAGCTTGTGGGTAGAAAAATACCGTTCACAAAAATTAGAAGATTATGTAGGAAATAATCATCTTAAGGATGTTATGGCTAAGTATATTACTAGCAATGACATGAACAATATGATTTTTTATGGACCGGCAGGGACAGGAAAAACAACCTTAGCTAAATTATTAGTTAATAATCTTGAGTGTGAGTATCTTTACATCAATGCTTCTGATGAACGGGGTATTGAAACCATTAGAGATAAAGTATCAGGGTTTGCTAGTACAATGTCATTTAAACCGCTTAAAGTTGTAATTCTTGATGAGGCTGATTTTCTTACGATTCAAGCTCAAGCTTCTCTCCGTAATGTAATTGAAACGTTTTCTAAGAGTACTCGATTTATCTTAACCTGTAATTATGTAGAACGTATTATTGATCCTCTACAATCACGTTGTCAAGTACTTAAAATTATACCTCCTAGTAAAGGAGAAGTAGCAAAACATATTTTTAAAGTACTTTCTAACGAAGGAATCCAACACAGCACGGACCACCTTAAGGATCTAGTAAACCAGTACTATCCAGATGTACGTAAAATGCTTAACGTATGTCAAATGTCTACTAAAGATGGTGAATTAGAATTAGATAAACAAACACTTGTATCATCTAATTATGTTGATAAAGTAATTGAACTATTACCTAATAAAAAATCATTTAAGCAAATTAGACAGGTAATTGCTGATTCTAATGTACAAGATTTTGAAGCGCTGTATAAAACTTTGTATGAACGTATGGATGAGTATACTTCACGACCCGCAGAAGCTATTATTATTATTGAGGAATACATGTACCACTCTAATTTTCGAATTGATAAAGAAATTAATGTGATGGCCTGTATTTCTAAATTACTTGATATCTCCGGTAAAGTTGTTCTATAAAGACATTATAGAATTTGGAGATAGAAAGTTTCTATTGTATCGTATAATAAAAGTTACTGATAAAATAGATACCAACTTATTAAAAAAATATTGGCACTGCGATACAGTGCTAAAAAAACAAAACTTATATTATTTTTGCAACGAAATTAAAAAAATAGATTATGAAGAAATCTGAATTACAACAACAACCCCAACTTGATTTAGCCCAAACAACCCCAGTTCCAAATGATTCTGGAGGACATCTTTTCCAACAAGGGTTTATTTTGAGAAAAGTATCTCGTTTTATTACTCAAGGAGCAGAAGATGCAGTAATGCCCATTCCTGTTTTTTATGATAAAGAAACAGGTAAGATTTTGGCAGACACTCTTCCCCCCGAGCTGAGAGACGAGTATGACACTATTTGATTGGTTAAAAGAACTAACAGGTAAAAAACGGGATTGGGGCTCCTTCTCGGATAAAGAGAGGGAGTCCTTTAATCCTTATATGGTTAACCGTTTTTTATCTATGCACCAACCTTTTATTGAACTAGTTAATTACGTTCAAACTATCCCATACACTGATAAGGAAAAATACTACACAGTGTATTGTAATTTATTACCAAAACAAAATGTTTGGCTTAAATATATTAAACCTACAATGAGACAACCTACAGCAGAATTAGTATCAGCTATTGCTGATATTATGGAATGTTCTAGGCGTGAGGCTGCGAATGCTGTTATCACTTTAGACAATGAATATTTAGAAGAAGTACTTTATAAAGCAGGTTACCAAGATAAAGAAGTAGCTAAAATGTTTAAATAATGGATAGTATTGTAACCTCAGTTATAGAACAATTCAAAACTCGATCAGAGTTTGGTGAAAAAAAGTATGGTGTTAATATGGATCGAGATGATCTATTATTTAAAGAATGGGTTACCCACATGAAAGAGGAACTTATGGATGCTATACTTTATTTAGAAAAATTAGAAAAATTATATGGCCAAGAAGCCCCAAATACTCAAGGAGATACAAAATAAACAATTGCCAGAGGTAAATTACGCTTACCAAAAGACAATTTCTTATTCTCAAATGTCCATGTATAGGAGTTGTCCACACCAGTGGGCATTTCGATATAAAGATGGAAATTATGATGATGCCCCCTCAATTCATTTTACATTTGGTACTTCAATGCACGAAGTAATCCAGGATTGGCTTACTGTGTTTTATGAAGAATCCGCTACTAAAGCAGATCAAATCAACCTAGAAGAACAATTCCAGGAAAAATTTATTTCTTTATATCAAGAAGAATATAAGAAAAATAACAATACCCACTATTCATCTCCTGAAGAACTTAGAGAATTTTTTGAAGATGGTGTAGCTATTCTTGATTTTTTAAAGAAAAAACGTAGTCAATATTTTGGAAAGCGAGGATGGCATTTAGCAGGAATTGAGTTACCAATTGTTATAAACGTTGGTAAAAGTTTAGTGTATAAAGGTTTTATTGATTTAGTATTGTACCATGAACCCACTAATAAATTTTATATATACGATATAAAAACATCGAGAAGTGGATGGAATGCTAAAGCTAAAAAAGATGAAACTAAACAAATGCAACTTGTACTTTACAAGAAATTTTTTAATGAACAATATGGAATTCCACTTGAGAATATTGAAGTAGAATTTTTTATTGTACGTAGGAAAGTTTGGGAAAATAGTGATTATCCCATTCATAGGATTCAACTACATAAACCCGCGGCCGGTCGTAATAAACTTAATAAGGCAGATAGGATACTTAATGAGTTTATTGAAGATGTGTTTGTAAAGGGAACTAGTAAATATAACGTAGATAAAATAGATCAAATTTTATCTGCTACAAAAAAATGTTCTTCACCTTGGTGTTCGGTTTGTAATGGCAAATAAAAATTTTATAATAAAAAATGTATCTTTATAAATCCCCATATATGTATATCCAAAAATATATGCTATGAAAAAAGATATGACCTTAACAAGTGTAAAAATTCAAAGTGAATTATTTGAAGAATTCAAGATTGCATGTGTGAGACATAAGTTCTCTTTCCAAAAACTTGCTGATCGTTGTGTTCATTTATACCTCACTGATGAAGAGTTTAAAAAACAAATACACAACCACAATAATTTAGATTTAAAATAAAAGTATTAAAAAACAAAATGGTTACGAAAATGAAGGGATATGTTCCTAAAGAGGAACGTAAAAAAATTATTCTAATGTGCGATGATATTCGCACCCACTCAGGAATAGGCACAATTGCCAGAGAAGTAGTACTTCACACAGCCCACAAATATAATTATCTTAATATAGGAGCTGCAATCAACCACCCTAAACACGGACAAAGGTTTAATTTAAGCGAGGATATTAACCAACAAACGGGGATCACTGATTCATCAGTAGAAATTTTATGCCACAGTGGGTATGGTAATCCTGATTTAGTTAGGCAATTACTTAAGCATGAAAAACCCGATGCTATTTTTATTATCACTGATCCTAGGTATTGGACTTGGTTATTTCAAATGGAAAATGAGGTACGAAAAACATGTCCTATTATATATCTTAACATTTGGGATGATTACCCCGCTCCTATGTATAATAAAGAATATTATGAATCATGTGATTTATTAATGGGAATTTCAAAACAAACAGTTAATATCAACAGACTAGTATTAGGGGAAAAAGCAAAAAATAAAATTATTTCTTATATTCCTCATGGTTTAAATGATAAAGTATTTTTTCCTATTAAAGAAGATCATTCTTCATATCCTCAGTTGCAAGAATTTAAAAAATCCTTATTCAGAGATAAGACATATGACTTTGTAGCCTTCTTTAACTCCAGAAATATTAGAAGAAAACAAGTTCCAGATACTATTTGGGCTTACAAACAGTTTATTGATAAATTGCCTTTAGAAAAAGCTCAAAAATGTGCTTTAGTTCTTCATACTCAGCCTATTGATAACAACGGTACTAACCTTTTTTCAGTTATTGAAATGTTGTGTGGTGACGACCCAGATGGTAGATACAATGTAATTTTTTCAGATAAAAAATTATCACCTGAACAGATGAATTTGCTTTATAATAGCACAGATGTTCAAATCCAACTTACTTCTAATGAGGGGTGGGGGCTAAGTTTAACAGAAGCCTTATTGTGTGGTAATCCTATTATAGCTAACGTAACAGGAGGGATGCAGGATCAAATGAGGTTTGAAGATGAAAAAGGATTATGGTTTACCCCTGATGAATTCACTCCATCAAACCACACAGGGAGATATAAAAAACATGGTCCCTGGGCTTTCCCAGTATTCCCAACTAGTATTTCAATTCAGGGTTCTGTTCCTACCCCTTATATTTTTGATGATAGATGTAGTGTTCCGGATGTAGCCGATCAAATCTTAAATGTGTATAATCTAAGTAAAGAGGAAAGACAACAAAGAGGTGAAATTGGTCGAAAGTGGGCTACCGGAGATGAAGCAGGATTTACAGCTGAAAAAATGGGTTACAGAATAATAGATAGTATAGATCAACTATTTGAAACTTGGAAACCTAGACACAAATATGAACTTATTAAAATAACAGACAAAAAAGCAAAAGTCGCACCCCATAATTTAGTATATTAATGAAACCTACATTTATAATAAGTTGCCCTATTGATACCTATTCAGGTTATGGGGCCCGTTCTCGAGATCTAGTAAAAGCTATTATTGAACTAGATAAATATAATGTTAAAATTTTACAACAAAGATGGGGTAATTGTCCCTGGAATTTTATAAAAGACCATTATGAAGATTGGAAGTTTTTAGAACCTTATTTAGTTCCTCTTGGATCTTCATTAACAGAACAACCTGATATTTGGGCACAAGTAAGTGTACCTAATGAGTTCCAAGCCATAGGAAAGTATAATATAGGATTTACCGCAGGTATTGAAACTACAATGTGTGCAGGTCAGTGGTTAGAAGGATTAAATAGAATGAATATTAATTTTGTTTCTTCTCAACATTCAAAAGAGGTATTCCAAAATACAGTTTATCAAAAACAACACCCTCAAACTAAACAAATAGTTGGAGAGATAAAGCTTGAAAAACCTGTAGAAGTACTAATTGAGGGAGCAGATTTAACTACTTATTTACCTAAAACTTCACAATTTAATTTAGATGAAGTTAAAGAATCTTTTGCTTATTTATTTGTTGGTCACTGGATGCAGGGGAATTTAGGAGAAGATAGAAAAAATGTTGGGTTGCTCATTAAATCTTTTTATGAAACTTTTAAAAATAAAAAGAAAACCCCTGCACTTATTTTAAAATGTAGTGGAGTAGGATCATCTTACATGGATAGAGAAACTATTTTAAATAAAATAAATCAAGTAAGATCCACTGTTATAGCTAGAACCCTCCCTAATGTATATCTCCTCCATGGAGAATTCACAGATAAAGAAATAAATGAAATTTATAACCATAAAAAAGTAAAAGCTATGGTTTCTTTAACTAAGGGAGAAGGATTTGGACGTCCTTTATTAGAATTTAGTTTAACTAAAAAACCCATTATTTCTACAAATTGGTCAGGACATGTTGATTTTCTTTCCCCAGAATTTACTTCCCTTATAAATGGGGAATTAAAAGAAGTACACTCATCTGCAGCTGTTAAAGATATATTACTTACTGAAAGTAAATGGTTTAATCCTTCTTTAGGAGAAATTAATCACTATTTAACAGATGTATTTGAAAATTATAAATTGTATAAAGAAAAGGCAGTTAGACAAGCTTATAAGAGCAAAACAGAATTTAGTTTTGAGGTTATGAAAAATCAACTTTCAACTTATTTAACTAATGCTCTTCCTAAATTTCCTGAAAAAGTAGAATTAAATTTGCCTCCTCTAAAAATGCCTCAAATTAAAAAATTAGAAAATGTCAAAGGATAATTTAACTATATGTGCTTGTGGGAAAAGTAATGCTTGCTATACCCAAGAATTAAATCCTGATTATACTATACATCAATGTTATGGGTGTGGGTTTACTACTAACACTTTAATGACCTCAGAAAGTAAATTTTTAGAAGAACAATTAGAAGTCCTTCCTGAATTGTATAAAGATTTAGTTTGGGTTGATGCTGATCAACACTATTGGATGCCCTTAGCTGTAAACAGACCCCAGCAGGGTATGGTATATGCCGATGGTCCTAATAAAAATGAATGGAGGTGGGCTGCTGTAAAATCAACCCACATCCCAGAAAGCGATAGAAAAAAATATCCTATTCCAGGAAAAGAAGGTGAATACTATGAACATAAGATGGATACAAGTACTATAAAACATTTTGATCCTAATGATTTTATAGGAGCACTTGATTATATTGGAATGTTATAAATTAAAAACACAATGATAATTAGTTATGCAATTCCCGTTTGTAATGAATACAAACAAATAGAATATCTACTTGAGTATTTGACTAAAAATAAAAGAGATCAAGATGAAATAGTTGTCCAATGCGATCAGGGAAATACTACATCTGAAGTATATAATGTATTAAAACAATACTCTGATATTAAAGTTGTAGAATTTGCCTTAAATGGAAATTTTGCGGCATTTAAAAACAACCTTAAAGATAATTGTACCGGAGATTACATCTTCCAGATTGATGCTGATGAATATCCTGAAGAATACTTAATGCAAACTTTAGAGTGGTTAATCAACAACAACCCGGGCACTGATATATTTTGGGTTCCTCGAATTAATACTGTAAGAGGGCTAACTCAAGAACATATTGATAAATGGAGGTGGAGAGTTGACCCTAATGGGAGAGTTAACTTCCCAGATTACCAATGTAGAATTCTTAAAAATGTAAAACGTATTAAGTGGAAAAATAAAGTTCACGAAGTACTTACAGGACATAAAACTGAAGCCCAACTCCCAGCAAATGATGAATTCTGCATTCATCACCCAAAAACAATTGAACGTCAAGAAAAACAAAATATTTTTTATGAAACCTTATAAAATTACTTTTATATATGCTTATGAAGGAGAAGAATGGTCTACCCCTATAGCTCTTGCTAACGAGTTTAAAGATCGTAATTGGGAAGTAGATTTTGTTTCTATTGGCTCTAATAAAACAGGGCACTATCATGAAGATAATTTAAAAAAATGGGTTGATTCTAAACCAAAAACTGATATTGTTTTATTTATGGATTGGGGAAGATTTGATTCACCCCTTTTAAATAAAGAATTAGTTGATGCTTTTTGGGTTCAAGAAAGTGGGGATGATCCCCAAAACTTTGACAGAAACTCTCCTAAAGCTTCTAGATTCCACCTAACCCTTACCCCAGACTATAAGTGCTATAATGAGTATAAAATGAGGGGTATAAATGTTGAATGGTTAACTCATTTTGCTGATACTAAAATTCATTATCCTAGAGAAGTAGAAATTACCCATGTTGCTGTTTCTTCTAGAGGAAGGGGAAAACAATGTCCTTCTATAGATTATTTAGTAGATTACTATGGTGAAGATACTATTGTTAATAAAAATGTTTGGGATCCTAATGGTCACTCTGAATTTTTATGTTCGGGACATATGATTATTCAAGAAAGTAGATGGAAAGAAATTACTAGAAGAATATTTGAAGGGATGGCTTGTGGTAAATTAGTTATTACTGATAGACTCCCATTTCATACAAATATAGATTCTCTTTTAGTAGAAAATCAAGATATAATTTATTATGACTCTATAGAAGAATTAGCTTCTAAAGTTGTTTACTTCCAGGAAAATCCAAAAGAAAGAGAATTAATAGCTCAAAGAGGAAGACAAAAAGTATTAAATAACCATACCCAAGTTCAATGGGTTGATAAAATTATAGAAAAATGGAAAGACTCCCAATAAGCATTGGAATTTTAGGATGGAAAAGTGGACAAACTCTTGTAAATACTTTATTGAGTTACCATAAATTTGGTTTATTTAATGTAGTAAATGATGTTTGTATTTTATTTCAAGAATTTTCTGAACAAGATAAACAAATAGCAGAACATTTTAATGTTCCTTATATAGCTAAATCTGAAAATATAGGGATTGGAAAAGCTTTTTTAGAACTTACCCAACAAGCTAAAACTGATAATGTTTTAGTTTTAGAACACGATTGGAAGCTTATAGAAGCTCAATATATTCTTTATAATAGGTTAGCTAGTGGGATAGAATTGCTTGACAAAGGATACAGCTGTATTAGGTACAGACACAGAACAGACCCAGGATATCCCCATTTTTCTTTTAAATATAAAGGAAGAGAATTAGATTATTATGATAAAGAAATAGAGTGTACATCCCCTCATTTGTTAGATTCTGTACATTGGTTAGACCCTCATAAAAAATTTCCAGATTATATAGGAAAAGAAAAAGAATATTTTACAACAACTTCTCGTTATGGTAATTGGACTAATAACCCTTGTTTGTATAAAAAAGATTTTTATATAAAAACAGTTAATCAATTTGCTGGAGAGGGAATTGCGCTTGAAGGAAATATTTCTAAATGGTGGGCTCAACAAAATTATAAGGTAGCCCATGGAGAAGGTTTATTCAAGCACATAGATGAAAGCAAGTACCAAAACCAGTAGTTTAGCAAATTTGGTTTGTAAATTTATTCTTATTATATTATAAATTATGAGAAATAATATCCCTCTTTTTAAAGTATTTATGAGTCCTACTGCAAAAGCTGAGGTGGGTAAAGTATTAGATAGTGGTTATATCGGACAAGGTCCTAAAGTAGATCAATTTGAAACTCATCTTAGAGATTATTTAAATTTTGATCATTTGACTACTATAAACTCAGGAACTTCAGCACTTCACTTAGCACTCCACCTCCTTAAAAACCCAGATAAAAATAAAAAACATTGGAATGGTCTAATTGGTTGGGATCAAGATTGGCCCGGGATCCAAGAGGGGGATGAAATTTTATGTACATCATTAACTTGCACTGCATCTAATTTTCCTGTTTTAGCTAATGGGTTAAAAATTAAATGGGTTGATATAGATCCTAAAACATTAAATATGGATTTAGATGATCTAGAAAGAAAAATTAGTCCTAAAACTAAAGCTATTATAGGAGTTCATTGGGGGGGTTATCCTTTGGATTTAGATAAGATTAAAACTATTCAACAAAAAGCTTTAAATCTATATGGATTTGCTCCTGCTTTAATTGAAGATTGTGCTCATGCTTTTGGCTCAGAATTTAAAGGCAAAAAATTAGGAACTCACGGTAATTTAGCTATGTATAGTTTACAAGCTATTAAACATATTACTGCGGTAGATGGGGGTATATTATGTTTACCCCACCAAAAGTTATTTGATAGGGCTAAATTGCTTAGATGGTATGGTATTAATAGAGAAGATAATAGGAAAGATTTTAGATGTGAGGCGGATATTGAAGAGTGGGGCTTTAAATTCCATATGAATGATGTTAATGCAACAGTAGGAATAGAAAATCTAAAACATGCTGACGATATTATTGGCAAACATAGATCAAATGCTAAATTTTATGATGAAAATCTAAAAAACATACCTAAAGTAACCCTTTTAGAAAGACACCCAAACCATAACTCAGCCTTTTGGATTTATTCTATGTTAGTCGATGACAGGGATAGTTTTTATAAATGGATGAAAGAGTGCAACATAACAGTCTCTCAGGTTCATGAACGAAATGATAAACATACGTGTGTTAAAGAATATAAATCTTTCTTACCCAATTTAGATAAAACTATAGATAAAGTAGTTTCTATTCCTGTAGGATGGTGGGTAACTAAAGAAGAAAGAGAGTATATAGTAGATTGCATAAAAAAATGGAAGTAAAATTATATCCTTTACTTAAAGCTGATTTAAAGTGGTTACTAGATATAAGAAATGATACATCAACCCGTTCACAATTAGAAAATGATAGTGTTTTTACACTTAAAGAATGTGAACAATGGTTTAAAACCCTAAAATCTCCTTGGTTTACTATAGTAAATGAAAATACTTATAAAGTTGGCTATTTTAGAACAGATGGGTGTGTTATAGGTTGTGACATTCACCCTCAATTTAGAAGAAAAGGATATGCTAGGAAAGCTTATAAAGAATATTTAAAAAATATAGATTACGCTGAACTTTGGGTTTTTGAAGATAATTATGCTAAAAATCTTTACACAGAATTAGGATTTGTAGAAATAGGTAAAACTAAAATTATTAGAGAACGAAACTATTTAAAAATGGTTTACAATAAACTAAATAATGAGTAAATTAATAAGTGGGTATTGGTGGGCATGGAAAGATGTTGAAGCAGGAAAAAAATCTGCTCAAACTCTTCGTAAATTTTATCCTGATTCTGATCTTTTCTTTAATGTAGATTATGAAGGAGATGTTGAGGGTTACCAAAAAATAGGTAAAGAATTAGGAGCCACAGTTACTCGTAACAATTTCCAATTAGGGTATTGTGGAGACTTTGGTGATAAAAATATTGGATACAAATATTGGACCCAGGAAAAATCAGTAGAATGGTTAAGGGGGGTCTATGAGGCTTGTAATAAAACTGATTCAAAATACATGATGTTGTTTGAAGAGGATGATTTTGTATTAAAGCCTATTAGTATTTTGAATGAAGAATTTTCAATGGCTATACATCCAACCTATCCCTCTCCAACCGGAAGAATGAGAGCTAATTTTATACCTGATAAATTTTTAGAATATTCTAAATCTGTAGGGGGTGTAGGAACTTGTCCGGGGTATGCTAGTGGAGGGGGTACTATATTCAATAGAGAACATTATATTGATGCTTACGAAAGAGGATTAGAACTATACACAAAACACTATGATGAATTTTGTAAAATAAGTAAAATTTATGGGTGGGAAGATTTCCTATTTCAGTATGTTATGATGTTAGCTGGGTATGAAATTATCCAAAACCCCCACTTATGTGAACATTGGGAAGTACCCAATTTTGAAGGATTTGAAATTATTACAGGACTTAAACAACCAGAATTAATACAATTATGATTATATTAGGATGCATTACAAAGTATTCTCCTGAGGACATAAAACCTTATGTGGAATCTATTAATAAATGTGGTTATCAAGGAAAAAAGATTATGTTAGTATATGATGTTCCTGATTCAACTACAAAATATTTAACAGATAATGGGTGGGAAATATTCCATTCTGTATTAGGGCAACATATAATTCTCCAAAGATTTATAGATGCCTATTCCCTTCTTGCTCAATACCCAGATGAAATTGTTATTTGGACTGACGTAAAAGATGTTATTTTCCAAAAGGATCCTACTGAATGGATTAAAAATAACAAACAAAAAGAAATTTTAGCATTTTCAGAGTGTGTAAGATTTAAAGATGATAGTTGGGCTGTTACTAATGCTGGTACTTCTTTCCCAATGGAGTGGCCTTGGTTACAAGATAAAATTTCTTATTGTGCTGGTACTATTGTTGGTGATAGTTTTGCCCTTAAGGACCTATTCATTGATATCTATAGATGGAGTCTGACTACATCAAACCCAGAACAACTGTCCGACCAAGCTGCTTATAACATTTTAATTAACTTAAACCATTTTAAGGAAAATGTACAATTTGTAACCCAAGAAGAAGGATTTGCTACTCAGTTAGGTACAGTTTGGATGAAAAAAGCTAGTTTACCTATTTTAGAATCCCCCCCGGTGTTAAAAAATAGTGTTTTTTATAATCAAAATGATGATCCTTTTGTCATAGTCCATCAATATGATAGAGATCCTACTCTTAAAGATATAATCCACAGTGTATATTCATGAAAAAAGTAATATCTATATTTTGTTTACCTCAAGAAATTGATGAGTTAGAACAATTATTATTAAGGCTTAAATCAGCTTTTAATCATGTAGACGTTTCAAACTACGTAATAGACATTTCCCTAGGAATCTCAGACCAACTTACAGATTGGGAAAATTCTACTTTGCCTAAACAATATTTTTTAGATAAATTTGAAACTCTTACAAAATTATTCCCTAATATAATAAGTAGATCTTCAGAAGAAATTTTAGGATGTGTTTCTCAAAGACGACATACTTGGAAAACCTATCAGGATTGTGATTATTTTATTTGGTTAGATACTGATATAATATTTGATCCTATTACACTTTACTATTTAGAAGAATCTTGTAATTCTTTAACCCAACAATACCCACTATTAGTTATTACTCCTGAAATTGTTAAAGTTTGGGACCATACTTGGGATTGTTTAGTAAATAATAATTTTATAGATAAAGATTATGGGTATGAAAAATTAAATGATCCTTTTATTGATTGTGGGCAGAAAGGAGAAATTTCTTTAGAAATGGTAATGAATCAAATTATTAATCAACCCCCTATGAAATTTGCAGGGGGGTGGTTTACTTGTATTTCTAAAAAATTACTCGATAAAATTACTATCCCAGATGATTTGGGTCATTATGGATGGGAAGATACTTTAATTATGTACGCGTGTGCTAAATTAGGAGAAGGATATCAATTTAAAATAAAAAATTTAGTAGTATGTGAAAATTACAAATATAGAAATAACACATACCTTACTAAAAATTTAAAAACTATTGATAGAAGAGAAGAATTTAGACAACAAGCTTTTAAAGCTGCTAGTAAATATTTGAATAGTCTTTAATATTTATAAACGATAAACGATCGTTAACCTCCCAAACTTGAAATTATGAAAAATAAAAAAGAAAGAGAGATACTCTCTATAGAAATACTCTACGATGATAAGGAGGAATTAAATGAACTAGTTGATAGTGAA